GCATCAGAAACGGCAGCCGCTGCGGCCGCACCTCAAGGAAGCGCAACAGTTATTAATGCACCATCATCATCAACACAAATCAACAATGCATCAGGACAGACAATGATTGCTGCTCCAAAGGCTATCACCAGAGGCGATAATGCCCTTGAGGGTATGGCCTTACAACCTGCTTGAATTTAAGACAAAAAAATGAGAGGGAGAGTTTTAACACTCTCCCCCTCGGTTTAAAGACCCATAGGACAATCCTACAAGTCTTCTTCGCTACGCCTCGTCGGCGAGCTTGCTGAAGTAGGAAAGACTCTCATCCTCCTCACCTACAGCATCGGCCTCAGCGGTCGGCATCGAACGTGCATCCATCGACTGTCGCGTCGGCGCGGGGGAATCAACAACACCATCAAAAGAATTTCCATCTTCTACCTCAAGACCAAGAACCTTGGTCATACGAGTATTCAAATCTTCGTATGACTTGAAGTTCTTAGGCTCAAGAAACTCTTGAAGCGAATATTCTTGATTCCAAATCTTTTCCATCTCTGCATCATCTTCAGAAAGCGCAGAAGGCGAATCAAATTCCGACTTATCATAATTACGGAAACCCGCAACCTGACGGGCCCGTAACTTAAAATTGGCACCCTCCCAAAGATCAAATGGATTTACCGGAGTTTCATCGTCAAACTCAGGATTCATTGAATCATTGACCTTATCAAAAATCTTCTTACCAAACTTGAACAAGAAGGTCTTACCCTCATTATCAGGATTAGCCGAATCGCTCACTACCAGAATATTAGCATAATGAGAAAGCCGTCGCTTCTGCTTTCGAGCAACATCCTTGTTTGACTCAATACCAGAATTCCACAGCTTTGAATTGTGTTCAGAAACCGGATCCTTCTTACCAAGAGTCGTCAGAGAGTTTTCAATATACCAACCCCCAGGACCTTGAAAACCATGGTCCCAAATTCGGACCCACGGAAGATCTTCACCTTTCGGTGCTGGAAGAAAACGAATAACTGCATGGCCGTTACCAGCCTTATCAACAGTCAACTTCCAAAGCCGATCATCGGCACCATTACCGTTGTTACCCTTGTTACTAGTATTCAGCTTTTCAATCTCTTCGGTGAGCTTAGAAAAGTCTAACTTCCTTGCCTTCTTTAGGTTTGCAAATGACATTTTGTATTATACCTCTTTTTATATATTTCGTCGTATTATAGTATCGTATATCAACTATGCAATGCACATAGTATCAATAATATATAGCATGATTATTCAGTACCACTAGAGATTTTTTTGACAGATTTCAAAATGGAATCTAACCGTTCAATAAAATCCCTAACAAGAGCCTGGGTAGACTCAACTTCTGTCAATGTCTCGGTAATCAATCCCCGAAGCATCTTGTTCTCTTCCAATAGATCTTTCTGCGAATCTACCGGACCCCAAAATTTTGATAATTTCATTCCTTCATTCCTTCCATTGCTTTATTGTACGAGTTTCTAGGAGCATACACCTTTAGTAGTGCCCGACGAAACTTCACATCAAGTGCTTCTGAGTCAAATTTCACAAAGGGACGATACCTTTGGCACGCAAGATATATGTCGGGCCAAATAATAGTGTCGTCAATTTCTTTGTTCCATCTAACAAAGCACTCCATAAGTATATCAAATCCTATCAAAGTTTCAATAGAGATTGTAGAATTGGTATACAAATCTAATAGAAATGGATGCTGACCATCTTCAACCCAGAACAAAGATGTAAGGTCGCCTTCCGGATGAGCCTCTTCAACTTTGGCCACATCTTGTATGAGATTATAGGTCAAAGATTCTTGATAACCCTTCCACTTGGTATATACCTCTTCAGCCTGGACACCAACCAACTCGCGAATCCATACTTTAGGATTCTCACGCAGATTACAAGCAAAATAATTTCGCAAGTCTTCAGGCTTTCCATCAAACTTGCGGGCTAACTTTTCATAGAAGAATCGGTCTTTGCGAGTATTGAAGTTCGATGCATTGACCCGAATCTTTCCATTGTACTTGAAGTAGTCATAGTTGTTATCAGAGAAGTGTTGCTTGACTGCAAGATATGATTGATAAACGTCAATGGCTTTCATAGTGCCGGAGGTCCACATGCCTGGTCAATCGCTCTCATTACCTGAGTACCAAATCGGTCAATGCCACGGTAATTCAGCACTTCTGGGTCAGTATTCAAAATTGAAGTCTGCAATCCTGTAGATAACTCTTGGTGTTGAGTTATGGCACTCAACGGATTCAAATAAGTTCGGATAGTAAAAAGAATGTCGCCAGTTTGGAGCATCATCATTGTCTGACGCTCGACCCGGACAAAAAATTTATGGTGATTAGGAGGAATATTCCGTCTGGTGGTATTAGGCTGATGCAGTTGCATATCGTCAGTCAACGTCCAGTTAAATCGCTCAACTGGTTTATCGCACTCCAAGGCATCTAGCTTAGAAGTAATCACTTCGTTTATTGCGGAGTTGAGTTGGGGAACAGGGCCATGAATCATATCCAAAGGCTTACCCATCTTTTCTTTGAGCGACCAATACGAAGGAAAGCAAACAGCCGCAGCCCGAAGATTCCAGCCATCATCTCGACGGCGAAGAATGCACAGGTCTTCTTGAACTATCTTGGCCATTTCTTCTAGACCATATTTGCCGGCAATAGGTTCCCAAAAAGAAAGATCAACAACAGGGCCACCAAAAAAATTGCGATAAGTGGATATAACGGGCCCGGTGTTGCCAGCAGTCTCTTTGGATTCGGTTCGTTCAAAAAAAGACAATCCACCACCCCCTTTCAATCCACCGTGCCCTGAACTCCAATCATCCCAATTAGGATTTTTGACACCGTAACCAAACCCATGGTCAATATCAACAATACCTATATAACTCAACGAAGATAATTCACGATGGGTTTTGGTGATCTTTTTCTTGTTAATGTCTTGGTATACCACATCACGGCAATTATCAAAAAGCCAATGCTTCTTGTTCATGTAAAAAGGCCAAAACTTGTCGATGTCAAAAATAACATCTTCGGGTTCTTTATGATTGGGTATATCAATGAGAGTCATACCAACGTCAAGTTGCCCTTTACCATCTCGATAAGGGGCATACTTCGGAGCATCAAGCGAAGAGAAAGGTTTATCATCTCTTCCGCGCAGATCGCGCAAATTGTAGTTTAAACTCATAGAGGGAGTTTAGCAGACCTTTGCATTAAATTCAAGTCTTGAGCCTCAGCTTCTAGCTTTTCTTTAATATTTTTATTAATAAGTCTGGCCGCAGACTCGACCTCTAATCCTACCAACTCGGAACACATGATGATTGCGTCCATATACGGCATTGGTTTGTTTTGAATTAAGTCTTCCACTCTCTTTGAAAACGTCTTCTTGTCTAACACTATATCCATATATCACCTATGATAAAAAATATGATTGTCAATTTTTGTCACACGCTTCATTTTCTTTGCCCACTTAGGGTTTACATAATCGGCATGATAATACTGAACTGACGCATCATTAAACAACCCCGAAGCCTTACCACAACCACATAATACTTCTTTGGCTGCGAGAACTGAATTTTTCCATGCAGGGCCATCAAACGGAACATCTGACTTTCCATCTGAGTACCATGAGAATTGTCTGTGTTGTTTTACCACAGCACAAATAGTATCTGGATATCTTTCGTCGTTTACACGATTCATTACAACAGAACCAACGGCAATTTTCCCATAATAAGATTGATTACCCGCTTCAAAATAAATTGTTCTAGAAAGACATTCAAAATCATCATTTGAAACAAAATTGGAACTTGGAGCTGGAAGGACAGCCACCACATTAAGTTTTTCTGCATGTTTCATATTTTGTCTTTTGTTAGTATTAAGATAACTAATTAGGTGATTATGAAAAATCGTTTTCTTTTCATTACCAACCATGAAACCAGCAGCAAATGAACTGGCAAACATAATCAAACTAATGTTTGTAACAAAAAAATACTTGAGAGGTGTCATAGACATTTCTCCACAATAATAACTAAACCGACTATTGGAACAATGACCCTAATCATAGGATCGCGTGAAATAATAATCAATACATTAAATATTTCGGTTAAAGTAATCAATTGTTTTTTTCAAAGAGGGCAACCATTCGCCTACTTTTCCTTTAAAAATTTGGGGGCTATCACCATCAACCATAATAGCTACTACAACATCCCTAATAGGAAAATCAGTCATTTCATAATACATGGCTGCATAGCCAGAACATTGCATGAAATAATCATCAATCCATTCAAGTTTCTTGGGGCGAGCCGAAGTCTTGAAATCAATAATAGACGGAACCCCGCCCCACTCGGCAATCAAATCGACACGCCCGGCAACACCTAGACGGTCAGAATATAATGCAAGCTCTTGCCCGTAAATATTGCCTACGTTTTCTATTAAAATGGGTTTTAGAGAATTGAACATTCCTACAGAGTCGGGCATGGCTCCGTTAATATATTCTTCTTCATTATTCAAATAATCTTCGCAAATTTTATGAACAGTTGTTCCTCTTCGGGAAGCCTTTTGAGAAATCTTATTAGCCTCAGCTTCGCCTACACGTTTCCGCCACTTCTGCAAACCCTTTATCTTCTCAGGATTCGCACCAAGAACTGACGTAATGGAAGGATACTTATTACCCGCAGGTGTCACATAAAAACGTATTCCATCTTCATATACAATCTTCAATTTCCCGTCAGATAGTTCGACGGGAGCATTATGAACAAACATCAATCAAATCCCTTTTTACGATGGCCTTGAGAAAGTTTTTGATATAAGTTACTACGAGGATTAGCATCACTAATCTTAGTCAACACTTCAGTAAATTCACTACTTGGTTTTGTAATACCAAGACGAACCGAATCACCAATATTCATTCCCATAATTACCTGAACAACTTTACCACCACATTCATCGCAAGGCTTGTCTGTAGGAATATTTCGTTTAGCGATCCTATAAGACTCTTCAAAAAAATTCTTGCAAGATTTACATTCATATGAATATAATGGCATACACCTATTCCTAGAATACAGGAACTAAACCGACAAACAGATTTCGCGACTCAACACCATCGAAAAAAGCACGGATAGCCTGCTGCTTTGTGATGAACTTTGTAGCATCAAAATCACACGGCTCTTTTAGATCGGGTGACGAAATAATACTAAACAGTCTATTCACGACTTTACTTTTCGTGGTACTAGCAAAAATATCCCGAGCAATACCTTTCTCCGGAACATCAAAAGAAACATCGCAGACCCAAACAGTAGTCAAAGACTCTGCCTCTTCATCTTCAAATGCTTCCCAAAAATTTTCGGTAGAATCGGAT